CCAAACGAAAAGAGTACCAGTACACGTGCAGCAAGCCTCCTGTCGCACCCTATTGCAATGCTGCTGTTTGCAAGCTTCGTAAGTTTGGTGTCGGGACTTCTACTGATATGCCTGCTGTACATAGTCTTACTAAGTTTAACACTCTTCCTCCCATCTGGTTCCTCGACGTTGATGGCGGCGGTCGTTTAGAATTAGAAACAGACGACTTACATAATCAGCGTAGGTTCCAGCGCAAGTGCATGGAACGTCTAAACGTCTTGCCAGCCAAGATGAACGACATTGCATGGACTAAGTTAGTCAATCATCTATTAGAAAACTTAACCATCATTGAAGCACCACCAGATGCTTCGCCTGTCGGACAACTGTTTGAATACATCGAACGATTCTGTACTGGCAGGGTACAAGCCAAGGTTAAAGAAGAGATCCTTCTTGGTAAACCGTGGACTGATGAAGGCAAGCACTTCTTTAGGATGGCAGACTTAATGGCGTTCTTAGATCGTCATCATTTCAGGGATTACAAGGTCCACCAGGTTACTTCAATTTTACGAGAGAACGGAGCTGAGCACCACTTCTTTAATATCAAAGGAAAGGGTATTAACATCTGGGCAATCAGTGAGTTTGAGAAGCACGATGGCAACTTTGATACGCCTGAGATTCAAGGGAACGAGGAAGTATTTTGACGTGGACCATTGTCTTCGGACCACCAGGCACAGGCAAGACCACGACTGGTATGCGGTTTATTGAAGAACGTTTAGAGCGCGGTATCTCACCTAATCGAATTGGGTATATCGCCTTTACGCGTAAGGCAGCAAATGAAGCTAGGACTAGGGCATATGCCGTACTTCAGAACCATTCATAGTCTTGCCTTTATGCAACTAGGGATGAAACCCTCTGGCATGCTGCAACGTACTAACTATACCGAACTAGGCGAAAAGCTAGGGATCGAGGTCAGTGGTTCGTTTAACAATGAAGATGGTCTATTACAGGGGATGCCGCTTGGCGACCGGTATTTCTTCTTAGACAATCTAGCTAGGATTACGCGTAAACCTTTACGAAAGATCTATGAGGAATCTGGCGATGATGAGATCGATTGGAACGAACTAGACCGGGTTTCACGGACCTTGAAGCAATACAAGAAGATCCACAAGCTGCATGACTTTACAGATCTGTTAGAACAGTGGTTAGAACATGGTCATAGTCCTAAACTAGATTCTGTATTTGTCGATGAAGCCCAAGATCTATCTGCCTTACAGTGGGACTTCGTTGAAAAATTAACAACTAACGTGGAGGATAAATATGTCGCAGGTGACGACGATCAAGCTATCTATCGATGGGCCGGAGCCGATGTTGAAAGACTTATACATCTACCCGGACGCCGTGTTATCCTCGATCAGTCTTATCGGGTGCCCAGGGCAGTGCATGCGGTGGCAACTAATCTCCTCTCATGTATCCAGAACCGAGTCCCCAAACGATTCAAACCAGCAGAGATACACGGTAACGTTAACTGGCACTTTACACCAGATGCCGTCGACTTCAGCAAAGGACAATGGCTCTTACTCGCACGTAACGCCTATCTCACAAGACAACTTGAAGAAACCTGTTTGAAGTCTGGTTATCCGTTTGAGAGTATGAAGAAGTCTCCTTTACAAAATGATTCATTAAAGGCCATTGTTAACTGGACTAGGTTATGTAAAGGTGAACGTATTAATGGTGAAGCATTAAAGCTAGTTTACCGGTTCATGGGTCTTAGAAAACGAACTGATAAGGAACGTACCTATTCTTTAACTGACATTAAATTAGAACCTGGAATCTGGCACGAGCGTTTGACTTACATCTCCGCCGCCGAACGCGAGTATTACATTGCTGCACGCAGGCAAGGTGAAAGCTTAACCGCTGATCCACGGATCAAGATCAATACGATCCACGCCGTCAAAGGTGGTGAGGCAGACAATGTTTTAATTCTAACTGACATGGCTGCAAGGTCATACAAATATATGCAACAGTACCCAGACGATGAAGCTCGGGTATTTTACGTGGGAATGACTAGGGCAAAACAGAATTTGCACCTAATTCAACCTCAAACCAACCTTTTTTACGAAATCGGATAACTAGGATTAACCGAGAGAACGGGATTAATTATGGAGAATAGTAACGCTTATCCTTTTAAGACAAAGCCATACGCACATCAAGCCAAAGCCTGGGACATGTCGAAGGATAAAGATGAATTTGCTTTGTTTATGGAGATGGGAACTGGCAAGACAAAGGTAGCAATTGATTCAATTTCGTATCTTTATGATTCAGGTCGGATTCAATCAGCACTTATTGTCGCGCCCAAGGGTGTCTATATGAACTGGATTACCAAGGAGATACCAACGCACTTGCCTGACCATGTTAGGTATCAGGTCGCATCTTGGCACGCAGCACCTAGGAAGGCAGAACAAGAGGCATTAGACCAGATCCTAAAGCAATCAGATGATCTACGAATCTTAGTCATGAACGTTGAAGCCTTTAGCACTGACAAGGGTACAAAGTTTGCCAGGCTATTTATGGACGTTGGCGGACGTACAATCATGGTAGTTGACGAATCAACTACGATTAAGAACCCAGGAGCACAGCGCACAAAGAATGTAATCAAGACCGGTATGCATGCCAAGTATCGGCGTATCCTTACTGGTGAACCAGTGACCCGTAGTCCATTAGACATCTACAGTCAAGCCCAGTTCTTGAACCCGCATCTGTTAGGCTTTAGCAGTTACTACACCTTTAGAAACCGCTATGCTATCATGGTTGATATCAAGGCCGGCAACCGCAGCTTTAAGAAGATCACTGGGTTTAGAAAGCTAGATGAGTTGACTAAGTCGTTACAGAGTTTTAGTTACCGGGTTAAGAAGGTAGATTGTCTAGACTTGCCAGCAAAAATCTATCAATATAGATATGTTGAACTAACCAAGGAACAGAAACAATTATATAAACAAGTAGCTGACATTGCCGTTGCCGTGCTTAAAGGTAAGGTCTTAACCATTGACAATGTATTAACCCAGATCCTTCGACTGCATCAGATTACCTGCGGACATTTTAAGAGTGACGATGGCGAGATCATTAAGGTACCTAACAATCGGTTAACAGAACTAGTTGATGTACTAGAGGAAGCTGATGACAAGGTAATCATTTGGGCTACGTATGTAGAAGACATCAAGACCATTCAAGCTAAGTTAAAGGAGATCTATGGTCCGCAGTCCGTGGTTAGTTACTTTGGCGACACTAGTACAGATGATAGGTCTGACGCAGTTAAGCGTTTCCAAGAGGATCCCAGTGTAAGATACTTTATAGGTAACCCGTCGACGGGAGGCTATGGTATTACCTTGACCGCAGCAACGACCGTGGTCTACTATTCAAATAGCTATAACCTTGAGCATCGACTACAATCAGAGGATCGTGCCCACCGGATCGGTCAAACCAAGTCAGTGAACTATGTTGACCTTACCGTAGCTGGTACGATTGATGAGAAGATCATCAAGGCCTTGAGAGCAAAGAAAAACATTGCTGCCCAAGTCCTTGGCGAGGATATTAGCGCTTGGCTTTCCTAGCTTCTGATAAGGCGATTGCTACGGCCTGTTTTTGATTCTTAACTACAGGACCACCTTTGCCAGAATGAAGTGTACCACCTTTAAATTCACGCATAACCTTTGCTACTTTCTTTTCGCCTTTAGTTGCCATAGTTGTCCTTATTTTTTTGCAGTCTTAGCCGAGTCTTTAAAATCCTTAGCGGTAGGTGCGCCTTTGGTTCCTGGTTTACGCATCTTTTCGCCTGAACCTTCTTTAATCCGTTCACGTTTAGCGTGGATGTTTGCGTATAGTCCTTGTTTAGCTGGCATAATTATCTCCTTGGTTATGAAAATGCACGGGTTCCTGCTTTATCAATGATTAATGCCTGACGACGGGGCGCAGTATCCACGGTGTTTGGAACACTGATATGTGTCCAGCGGTCAAACTCGCGAATGATCTGATCATATCCAATACCAGAAGCAATGACTGCTTTTACTACCTCGTCAGGCGTCATCCCTGGTACACGGATATCGGCAGCACAACCAATGCGGTGCTGACTAGTGTCCTTTGATCCTACGGCATCATTGACTTGCTTGCAGCGAAAAGCTGAGTTGATCATGATGGGTTTGCCACCAAGGATCTCCTTAACCTGCTCAAGTAACAGGGCTAAACGTTCAAGGTTCTTGGACTCTGATTCGTTTGGCGTGTTATCAAATTGCCGATGGTCAGTATGAGTAAGCTCTTCAAGCGTAAAGTGTTCTGTTATTTTCGTCATTTTTTAATCATTCCCTTAATCTCTTCGGTCTTGTCCTTGGAGCCTTGACTAGATCCAAAATAGAAAGAAAGTACCTGGCCCGCAGCACTTGTGATAAAGCCTAATGCAAAGATAACTAGTTGCTGTTGGTCGTTCGGAGTATCGACAAACATTAAGACACCGATCAACAAGAACGCAATACCAACCACGCCTAAGGCTAGAACAGGAACAACGGACTTTTCTAGTTTAGTAGCGTATTCACTGGTAGCTACGGCAGCATAAGCTTTACGAGCTGAATCACGGTCTTGGGCATCTAACTTGGCATACTCAAGATCTAGTTCCTTAAGCTTCATGGCCATCTCAGGGTTCCCGGTCAGGGCTTGAGTAACCCCTTCGATTGTATCGTCTGGAATACCTAACTTAGACGCGATCCAACCTACGGCAGCTCCACCGGCAGGTCCTGCAACTGCGGTTGCTAATACAGGGGCAACGCCCTTAAGTATTCCTAATAATGCATCCATTTAAGATCCCCAAGCTAAATAAAAACCAAAGATTATCCAACAAGTTCCAACAACCCAAGCCCACATAAACATATTAAAGTCGTCATCGTCCTTCATATTACGCCTAGAATAAATTTTAGCCACAAGGTTACGATCAAGGCTGCAAGGAAACAGTACCATTGGACTAACCGTACCTTTTTTAGTTCCGTGTTAAAAAACTGCTGATCTTCTCTTTCCAGTTTTTCAATGTCTGTTTTAATTCTGAGAACTTGCTCCCACTCTTTTGTGCCATACTTTTTAATGAAATCAATTTTAAGACGATGTTCTTCATCACTAATTACCTTTCGTTGTCGATACTCGTCAAGGGCTTTAAAGATGGCCCGTTGCTTTTTAAACTCCGCTTCCTTACGTTCACGGATATGATCTAACGTCTTTTTTCTTGCTAACTCAATGCCTTCTTTTTGGGCATCTTCAATATTCTTTGCAATCTCTTGACCGGCTTTTCTACCAGTGGCAATCCCTTCGCTAAGTCCTTTAGCCCCGGCTAATAGTCCAAGTTCGTCCGCCACATCAATTTAACTTCAGTACAATCGCAATTAGCGTGGCAATAATAAATGCAGTAGTAGCTAATAGGATCTGTTCAAGGCGCTTTAACCTTGCACAAATGCTATCATAGCGCAGCTCACAAACCGCCTCGTGACTATTTAAACGTGCTTCTGTTTCATTCATCATTAAACCTTAGGATACTTCAATTTGATTGCATCGATCTGCGCCTTCCAGGCGTCATAGCCGCCGTGATAAAGCGTATCGAATTGTTCTGCGAATGATGGGTACTCTTTTGCGCGATCGCGTTGGTATTGCTTGGCGTCGTACTCTGCCTGTAAGCGAGCGACTTCGGCGTTGAGTTCTGATTCAGTTGGTTTCGCGTTTGATTGGTCAAGCCAATTTAAACCATCATACGATTCTCCTACAAGAGAAAAAGATGCACCAGGGATTAATGATTTAATAGCATCAATAAAAGTTATTGTCATGACGCAATCTCCAGCAAGATCAAATGTGAGGCAATCTGAAACCCAAACTCAGTAGTAAAGGCATACATTCTGTTCAACCCGCAATCCACATTACCGAGGTTTGCACGATAGTTAAAAACATAATTAGTCGATGAAGTTGATCCAGGCGAGTCCACAAAATTAAATGAAGTTGCGGCCGCTAAATCTGTTCTATATCCATCAGTGACATAGCGCACAAGGACATTGGTTTCTTTGACTGTTGTAGAGCCATTGCGCTGAATGCGGAGAGCCAAATTAGAAACGCCGCCACCCGAATGGTCGCAATATCCATAAATACTGTAAAGGCCAACGATGATGGAGCTGGCGCTAGAAGGTGTGATTGCAAAATTAAAATCCCCGGCGCTTTGCCAAGCGTCACTATTGCTTGTTGAGTATTTAGTTGTGACTTGCTTTTGCACCACCTGAATTACACTACCAGTTGGCAAGTCGGCCCTCTCAATAGCACCAGCCGTTATCTGATTGACGCCAGTATCTCCGCTAATAATTGTTGGCATTACGCTACTCCTTTCGGATACTTGGCTTTGACGGCCTGGACCTTGGCAAGCATTTCAGCGGCGGCGTCGCCACCTTTCCACAATGCGTCTAGCTGATCGCCAATGGATGGGTATTCTGCGGCGCGTTTAGCGATGTAAGCATGAGCATCAACGTAAGCCTGGACTGCGCTCCATTGAGAATCAAGTTCAGCTTTAGTTGGTTTTGGCAATTCATCATGCCAATCTAAACTTTCATAGTCATTACCAGCCAATATCCACTTCTTGTTTAGGTAATTAGTTTTGAGTATTAAAGAGTAATCAATCATACTGCAATCTCCATAATTGTAAGCGTTGAGGCACCAGTTTGTTCCCAGCCGGTATTAATTGCCGGTCTATTTACATACGATGGTGAACCCCCGCCCCCTGAATTACATATTTGCACTTTGTATGTTGTAGATGATGTTGTTGCTGGCGAGTCCAAAAAGTTAATGGATACTGTTCCAATTTCACTACCATTATGTACTCTTATTCCTGATGTTGAAGTTCCCCCCCAGGCACCATTTACCCCTATACCAATTGCAGTAGAATTTCTCATTGCTCTAAAAAACGCGTTAAAACTATCAGAAGTCTGTGAAGCACAAATTTCTGCAAGAACCAAAATTTTACTTGACGATGATGTTGGAGTGATATTCAGCGACAATCCTGATACATCGTAATATATGTATTGACTAGAGCTACCGCTATTGAATGTGTAATGAGTTGTATCAGTTACAGACAAAACTTGCAACACGCCGCCAGGATAAGAGAATCCCGACGAGTTAAGCGTGGCCTTCGTTGACCCGTTAGACTGAAATTGGATAATGCCTGATGTATCGGCACTTTGTACCAGGCCTGTGCTGGTACTAGC